CCATCCAGTCCCACCGTATCTGGCGTACCTGTTCCAGGAGAAACCGTAGGAGGTCCTCTAAATCTTACCGTCGTTCCATAAGTTCTTTGATGATCTACTGAATATACATCTATAATTCCTGATGCTGCTGCATACGTTGTTAACGCATTATAATCTAAAAATCTTAAAGAATCAGGGGAAGGTTGTTGAGGTCGTGATTTTGTTAAAGCTGTTGGATCCGCGGCACTCGGTTTAGGATCTAATTGAGGTTGCTTAGATTCAAATTCAGAATAATGCACAAACAATCCATTCCATTGGGTAACCATTTCGTTCCATGGAAAAGATTGTCCACTAATATCTGAAACTGCTAATGCGTATTTTCCTTGTGCAAATCGTGCCATAATTATGCGCTCGATGGATAATAAGTTTTCGGAGTAATATACGTACTCGCTTCCGATCCATCTGCTGCCTCCGCTCTTAATAATTCATCTTCGTAAAGTAATTTTAAATTTTGTGTTCGCTCCGGTGCATATTTCATACTGACATAATAAGCTAAACCGGCACACATACATGGAAGATAATAATACGGAACATCAGCTGCATTCGTATAAGCACCTGCATCTTCGATTCTTTTCATGTAATAAAATTGAATTTGATTTCCAGCCTGACTTGAACTTGGAGTTGTGTATAATGTCACCGTCACTCGATCTATAAATCTTTGAACCCAGTATTGTGAAGGTTGTCCTAAAGCTAATTTATTTGATAAAGCAGAATAAGTTGATCTTGAAATTTTTGTTAATGGACTATCGGATTGACTTGTTGTCCCTGCGCTGCTTCGATAAGAAGCTTCAAAAATATCATCGGTACCATATAAAGCAGCACCTGCACTATTTAATAAAGTTGAAGTTCCATCGGCACTTGAACGATAGCCAATATATTCATTAGTCGAAGCGACAAGAGTTAAATAGCCATCAGCAATTTCCCAGAGGTGAATACCTCTGTTTGCCCACTCTTGAAACATAATATTTAAAGAGCGTCTGGCAGTTTTTAACTGGTAACCAGCGACTCCTCTAATACCACATCTCTCAAAGGCTTCTTCGATTATATCATCGATTGCAAACGTTTTCCCGAACGTTGCTGTTCCGGATGTCGTGTTAGCCATTTATTCTCCTTACGCCCCAGTGATCGTTACTGTAACGCTTCCAGCTGCTCCAGCTAAATTGTAAACAATTCCACTTTTAAATAGAATACCGGAACCAGGAATGAAAAGCTGTATTCCTTCAGTATTATAGTTATACGTTGCTACTGCAGTACCTGGAGCCGACGCATCGGCTGAATCATACAATATTATAGTTGAACCTGCTATTCCTTCACCTTGAATAGATGTAACTCTAGCTCTGCCTGTTTTTGCTAGAGTATCTGCTCCAACTGTAGCCATATTAATGGTTGTTTGGTCGCTTGAAAAACTTGCTCCCATAATTTTTATCTCCTAATTTCTGTGAGCTCCCGAAGGAGCTCACAATTTATTTACTAACTTAAGTTATTGTTTTGTTGATATGTAATAGTAAATCTACACTCACCAGAAGTTGTAGCCGCTGAATTAGTAACATTAAGTCTTACATCAGTTGTTCCAATGTCTTCCCATGCTAGTGATCCACCAGCCTCAGTAGTTGGACGTTTAAGTCCCACAGTTGTTCCAATAGCGAACGTATTAACAAATATAGCGGCTCCTCCACCAACTTTGCCAATGCTAATATTAGTAGCACCAGATGATGCTACTATACTATCAAAAACAATATCTATTAACTGTGAATTTGCTGGAATGATAACAGCAGTTGCAGATGCTGCAAGTGCTCCACCAGATAAGTCAATAGCATGTGTTTGTGCCATTACAACTTGGCCGGTATTTTTCACATCCGTTCCAACTGTAGTACCAGACGTATTTTTAATCGTTCCCGCTTTTATCGGTCCCGAAAAGGTAGTTATTGCCATGATTATAATCCTCCTAATTTATAAGATCTAGTCTCTAGGCCGTCGACTATACGCGTCTAGATCTAATTAATAATTGTATAGTAATTCATCTATACCCCAAATTTAAATTTGGCGCAAGTGATCCTGTAGGTTTTGTATGATTTTTGATAGCGCTTAAGTGGCTATCGAAACTTCAGGCTTGGCTTCGCTTACTTTGGTTTGAAGCGTTTGTTCTTCAAACTCTTTGGCAATAATCTCTTTAATAATATCTTGGATTTTTCTATTAATTTCGATCATCCTGATATTATGCTTCCCTGACTTCAGGTGTTCTTGTTGCCATTCTAACTCCAAGGACTTCTTCGTAATGTATAGGTCTTGGGTCATTCGTAACCTCCTCATAGGTTATCCATTTACCAGCTTTACTAGTAAATCCATCAGACTCGAACTTTACCTCATTTTTTCCTAGTTTGTCAAGGATAGAGTTTTCAATACCTATAGCTGTATCTTCAGACTTAACTGTAAAATCAGCATAATAGCCATGATATCGAATCTGTACTCGGAAGTTTTTCATATTTCTCACCTTAAAAAGCAAATGAGGCGGTTTTGAGGCCGCCTCATTTAAATTGTTTATTGATTACGCACCAGCGGATCCGTAGATACCACGCCAGTCAGATGCGCCAAAGACGTATCTTGTTCTAGCTTTATATCTTACGTTGCCAGTATCGAAATCACCTTCCATTGAAGTTTTCAACGGTGCTCTATCGAAGTGTTTAAGTCCGTTAGGAACATCTGTGATAAGGAACCACGCGTCAGTATCAGTTAAGTAATTGTTCACATGATATCCTTCAGGAACAACTCCTAATGATTTAACGGGGTTGATGTCATTATCAGCAGTACCGATTCTACCTTGAGATTTCATCAATCTCTCAGCAGCAAATTGTACGTTTACAGGAATAATCATTTTCCTTGCAGTCGCAGCAATTTTCAGACCACGTTCATCTTTGAAATTAGCAATATCTATAATTGCTGTTTCAAGTGATGTTTCGTTAAGATCTGCGGCAGTTGAAATCACGTTTCTTTGGTCACCAGAAAGCGTTGGGTGATTAGTCGTAATAAGAACTTTACCGTCACCAAAAGTTGGGTTGGTAGCCGAGTAAAATGCGTTATTAAGGACCTTAGCACCTTTCGTATTCTTAGTAGTTGCCATAGAACGTGCCAAAGCTTTTGTGTATCTAGAAGCTAGTCTATCGTAGAGGTTATCTTCGATAGCTTCTTCCGTGATTGCGAAAGCTAATGCAATTGTTTCCATCGTATAGCGTGCCGTGTAAGTTTCCTGAGCTTCGTCATAATTTACTCCTTGACCTTCAGGTTTTACTTGTGCATCGCCAAAGCCGGAAAGCATTACTTCCTCTTCAAAAGCTCTGTCAGAAGATTCTGTTACAAAAATCTCCTTCGTTTGGTCGGCGTATTGTTTGTATTCAAGTCCAAATAGTGCATTCAGACCTGGTTCTAGTTCTTTAACTAGTTGTGCTCTTGATATAGCCATGTCGTTATGCTCCTATGCTGTCTTAACTGTTCGAGCGTAGTAAATATGTTCGTTGAACTTTACTACCCAGTTACAGTTAGCTGAACTTATATCGCTGTTATTTGGATCTTCCGATACACGAATAAATCTAAATTGAGCAGTATTGCTTATTGCGCCATTACTGATCACTGTTTTAGAATGTCCGTTAACCGTAGAACCTGCAGCGTATGTACCCAATTCCACCAAATTTCCCATGTCACTTTGTGACAAGGTACTATAGGCTTGAACTTCGAAAAGTTGCATTGGATTATCATAAACAAACGCGTCGATCTTCCCTTGGGTAATGTTAACTGCCCCAGGGTAGTAGTTTTTCCATGTTGGTTTCTGAGTTGTTGGATCGTTATAGAAACAGCCATTGAAAACACCCACGTTGTTTAAACGTGCTGGAGCTGTTGCTGCGATGTAGCCGGCTACCGAAGTAGTTCCCGCGCCATCTGCTGCGCCATCTCCTGTCATTACAGAATCGCCTTGATAAATCGCAGCGGTGTAATTGTCTTGTATCTCATACTTTGAGGTACCTTGTGTTTCATAGCTAGATCCTAGTCCGCCAATTGCTCTGAATCCGAATGGAGCGTTTTGGTTTGCCATGTTAGTTCTCCTTGTCCATAGTTTTACCTATGGACGGTTAAATAAAATCGATGATAGGGAATTGGTTGTTATCCCGAGAAAGACTAATCTTTCTTTGTACCACCGAAGGTTACGCGAGATTGCCTCTCCTGTTGGATTGGCATACTCTTATGCTGTTCCCTTTTAAGATCATATTCTAAAGCCTCGTTTTTCTCTTTTGTTTGTTGAGCAAAATACTCATTGCGAGAATCTACGATCTCTTCAGGCACCCTAGACAACACTAGGCCACCATGGCCGATGATACCTGCATATTTTCCTTCTTTATAGGAAGGAAACTGACCGTCTGGATATTCATCAGCTCTCACTAATTCATATCCTTCTCTAAGTCGACCTTGAATGTTTTTTGTATCATCCAAGCCCATTGACTCAGCTCTTAGCCATCTATGCTTAAAGCCTTTTGGGGCTTCAGGTGCATCTAACGATGATGATGGAGTCCATACTTTTGGTCTTTCAGTTTTAGACCTTGTCTGACTCGCGCGAGGGGTTTTATTGGTTTGTTTTTCCATATGCTTAAGCCTCCTTCACGATTAATTGTTTTGCATACTCTTCGAGTGGCACGCCTAGTTTTCGTGCAATGTGCACTTGTGAAGACGTGAGTTTCACTTGTTTGCGACCAGTTTTCACACTTCGTCTTACGGAAGCAACCGTCTGAGCGGGTTTGGTCGTAGTAGTTTCACTTTTACCAAATTTATGCGGAAAGTCAACCTTAATTCTTTTGTCGATTTCTACATAGTATTCATTGGATTTAGGATCGAAACCCTCTTTCTCAACTAAATCTTTATGAATCTCGAACGCAGTAAATGTCATAGCTCGATCTTTACCGAACCATGAGTTTTTGTTTGCCCAGTCTTCAGCTTTTTCATCCACTTGTGGAAGGGTCGGCGTTTGTGCCGGCGTTCCGGGTTGATAGGCTGGAGTTTGGGGTTCTTCTTTTGCGTAGGATTCCCTTCGTGTCTTTTCAGAATCAATGTTCCTAGCATCACTCGTTAAGGCCCTTAGTTCTGTTTGTGCTTCAACTTGTTTTGCCGTATCGCCACCTTCAATGGCTGCTGCTAATTTTCCTTTAACGGCATCCAATTGGCTCTTGATCCTTGCTTCTGAATCTTTCAGATACGTGGAATCTAATTTTGAATATTTAGCTTCCCATGCTTTTCGTTTCTCTTCTACGCTTTGTGCGTAGTGAACCGCAGCATCTTTTTGACGTTCTGCTTCTCTCCATTTTCTTGTAAGTTTAGAAATCCGTTTCTGGACCCCTTCACTATACTCTTCTAGT